AAGGATATGGTGTTATGACAATCCTCAGAAACGAAAAACTAGACGAGGTCTTCGAGCGTTTCTGGGCCGCTGGATACGGAAGTCATGCATTCGTAGACCCATGGTATCCAGCGGAATTCCAAAAGTGGCTGAATCGGAAATACACAGCTTTAGTGGACTCGATGCCCGTCAAGGTTACCTCGCCACCCTGAAAGCGATGCTCAAATGAGCTACTCAGACTGGTTCTATCATCATATGTTTGGATATCCCTTACCAAACAATCAGCCTCCTCCGCAGCAACCTAAGTGTATCGTTACTGGAAACTTTTTAGCCTCTCCGCACGCCTCGAAGTTTAATGAGGATTATCAGCATTCACCCCTCATTGATGGGTTTCAGAAATGACTCTCCTAGACTTAATCCCTCCCATACCTGAATCCTGGGTAAAAGAACCCTACGTTATTCATGAGGACGGGATTCTTGAGAAGAAACCAGAACCTAAACCCAAAAAGATACTAAACGCTGAAGCTAGAGACAGGGTTAGGAAACTGGCTGAAGTTTATAACGCTAAACGAAGACAACAGACTGCTGAAAGACTGGCTAAGAATCAAGAACTAATGAGGGCCGATGCAGTAAAGGCTATGATCGATGGTCAGTGAGGCCGATGTTGAGAAAGCTTTGGATTACTTGAGGAACTCCGTAGAGGACGCCTCTCAGGCTAAATCCGATATGGTTCTTACAGAGCAGTTCATTAAAGTCACTAAAGCTAATCTGATGGCTTCCAGTGGGGCTACAAGCGCTGCAGCCCAAGAGGTCTTAGCTCTGAGTCATAAAGATTATAAAATCGCTGTAGAGGCTTATTCTGAGGCTGTAAGGGTGTTTACTTATCACCAAATGAAGCGAGAAAGCGCCTTAGCCTGGATTGAGGCATGGCGATCAAAAGAAGCCAGTAATAGAGCTAACGACAAAGCACACAGATAGGAGGGGGTATGTTCTGGAATCTGATATGGGCTTGGGGAGGGTTTATGGTGGGATTCTTTGTGGCTGCGCTTTTAAATCATGCGCATGAAAAAGGTAAGAGTTATGATTAAATAGTTGACATTTTTCTTAAATCGTTTATAAACAAGTCTTGGCCTAAATTTAGGAATAAACATGGGAAACATGGTTTCTAATAAAACTGTCAGTCAAAAGACTGGAAATAGTAAGGGTGGAAGCGCGATGCAAAAGACCGCAGTAGGGTCTGGCTCCCGGCCTGGGAAGTCGAGTTTCAAGATTGACTCTTCGAACCCTTCAAACAGCCAGATGATCCGTCCTAAAAACACACCTAACGGAACGGGGTATAAAGGCTAATGGGAATTCGGAAGTCCGACCGGCGCGTGGATAAACTCCAAGCTGCTAAAGCTGGAATCTCGAAAGCCATGAGGCAATATTGCAAGCGATATGGAAGCAATATCGATCTGATGCTTCAGGAGCAAAAGAAATATGGGTGATCTACTACAAAACCCGTTTGGAGTAGGCCCACAGGCTGTTCCGACTACTGGAACGAAGTCAGGTGGAAGCAAACCTACTCCCCAGACTGCCCTGATGACGACTAAATCAGGAACCCGGGGAACGAGTAAGACTTACACCCCTTGCTCTGCACCTAAAAACACACAGAAACTCCGTGGCTGACAACAGTAAGAACTTAGGTAAATATCTTCATAAGGCTAAACCCAAGCCTGAGCCTGTAAACACGAAGATAGTGCCGAATAAACAACCCAGTAAATTACCCAACACTGGTCTCCAGCTTTAAACTTGAGGTCTTCAATAGCCTTCATCCGGTTCACAGACTCTGAAGACTCGACCTTATTAAAACGCTTCACACAAGTTGATAGAAACTTCTCAACCTCTTTGGGCTTCTTTTTAGTCGGGTTAGTGTCGAGCTTGCGATCAGTCTCCAAAGCTTACTTCTCCTGGTTCAAGACCGTCTTCCATGGCCTCAACAACGTATTCTTTAAACAACTTCTTCTTGGCCCTGACTTCTGAGGGGATGTTCTCAACCTCAGTGTGGAAGGAGCCTTTACCTGTTATTCCCAATAGGCACACTACGTCCCTGTCCGTCTGGGGATCGTAGCGAGTCCATTCGTCGAATCTTACAGTGACGGCGTCCATCTATTCCAATTCACCCAGTAATCTTCTGAATTTTCTGTTCTAGCCGCTGAGTCTATGCCATTTAGTCGAGTAATAACCTCGTCTGTGT